CACCATCTATTTTACCCTTATCATAGAGCATTGCAGCATTATCTATAAGTACTTTAGTTTTACCTGTACCCATTTCCATAAAATAGGCATAGGTTTCCCTATTCCATGATTTTTCTAACGCAGTTAATTGATGCGCGTAAGGCTTTGTCTTAAATTTATAATTCATAATTTTCTTTCTAGTTGACAACATAACAATTAAGACCTATATTGTCAAGCATGAAAGAAAAAATATGAAATACGAAGAAATAAATAAAAAGTTAAGTAGAGAGCCAATCGTTTACGTTATTCAAGAAATTTCAGGAACTCAATCTGGAAATCCTAAAATAAATATACTAGGTGCTTCTCAATATGGAAAATTCAAATTTTTATTACCAGAATTTTCACAAATAATTTTTTCTCCAGGTCCCTTAATTTTTAAATTAAGGAAAGCTTTAAAAGATTTTAAAAATGGAGATTATTTATTACTAACAGGAGATCCTGCAATAATAGGAGTTGCTTGTTCTATCGTATCTGATATTACAAATGGAAAATACAATCTATTGAAATGGGATAAACAAGAAAGAAAATATTATCCTATTGAAATTAACTTATACGAGAAAGGAGAAATCAATGATTGATTTTGAAAAAGACCAGCAGGAGGTCATTAAAAAAACTGATAATATTCAGTCTCTTGCAGATCAAGTTGAAAGACTAGAGAGTCTTCAAAGTGATATAGAAAAAACTGAGGAAAACTTAAAAGCAAAGAAAAAGAAATTAGAACATTTGTCTGGAGAAGTAATTCCAACCATGATGGCTGAGATGGGTTTAGCTCATCTTAAACTTATGGATGGTTCTTCTGTAGATGTTAAGCCTTTTTACAGTGCAAATATTACTGTAGCTAATAAAGAAAAGGCTTTTAAATGGCTTCGTGATAATGGACTAGGAGATATAATCAAAAATGAGATATCCGTGTCTTTTGGTCGCAACGAAGAAAACAAGGCAGCTGATTATGCTTCCCTTGCACAAGAGCGTGGGTTTCAGCCAACACAAAAGATGAAGGTTGAGCCCATGACTCTTAAAGCGTTAGTCCGTGAACGTACTGAGGCAGGTAAAGACATGCCAACGGAACTTTTCAACATATTTGTTGGAAATAAAACAACAATAAAAAGGAAACAATAAACATGAACAATGTAACAACTAAAACAAATGCAGGCGCACTGTCTACGAATATTTTCGAAGCAGATGCAAATGCTGGCTCTCAAAATATGACGCAGGAAGATCTTGCGTTACCATTTTTGAAAGTCTTGGGGCAGTTATCTCCTGAAGTAAACAAGATGAATGAAAAATTCATTGAGGGTGCAGAACCAGGAATGATATTTAACACTGTCACAAATCAACTTTTTGATGGCAAAAAAGGAGTAGATGTTATTCCAGTTTTTTACGAAAGAAAATACGTGGAATGGCAGGACAGAGGCGCAAGCCAAGGTTCTCCTGTAGCTATTCATGATGCTGATAGTGATATTGTTAGTAGCACTACTAGAGATAAATCATTTAAAGATCGTTTACCTAATGGAAACTATTTAGAAAATACAGCGAATCATTATGTTATTTTTATGAATGGTAGTCCATCTTCAGCTTTGATTTCTATGAAAGCTACTCAATTAAAAGTGAGTAGAAAATGGAACTCAATGATGATGGGTATTAAACTTCAAGGTAAAAATGGTTTATTCACACCGCCTACATATAGCCATATTTATAACCTAAAAACCGTTCAGATGTCTAATGACAAAGGAACTTGGTTTGGATGGGATGTGACTAAAGTTGGCCCAGTTGAAAACAAAGGAGTGTATGAACTTTCCAAAAACTTTGCTACACAAATTAGCAAAGGTAAGGTTAAAGTTAAACACGGAACTGAAGAAAATTCAAGTACACCATACTAACCGAATCCTAGGTAGTGGGCGTCTAAGCGAGAGTGGATACGCCCACTTGAATTTTTATGTCAGTAGAAAATTTTAAAAGTATATTTCAAGGATTAGACCGTGCACGTGGTGTCACTTATGTTGACAAAAAAGGTGCAGATGGAGAAAAGATCAAAGGTAAATCTTTTGTACAAAGAGAAATGGTCACTGATGACCATTGGCTATTTCACTTACAGGGTAAAGAACCAAGTCTAGGTATTATTCCAATTAATGATGATAACAAATGTAGATGGGGCTGTATTGATATAGATTCTTATGCAGGATTTGACCATCAAAAATTAATTAACAAAATTAAATTATTAAAATTACCACTAGTAGTATTTAGATCTAAATCAGGTGGGGCTCATGTGTTTTTATTTATAACAGTTCCTGTTGAAGCAAAACTAATGAGAGACAAACTTTTATCAGTTAGTGCTGTATTGGGTTATGGTGGATCAGAAGTTTTTCCAAAACAAATAGAATTAAAATCGAAAGATGATACAGGAAATTTCTTAAATTTACCATACTTTAATAGTGATGACACAACAAGATATGCCTTTCTTGAAAATGGAAATGCTGCTAGTATGGATGGCTTTTATGGATTATATGAAAGAAATGTTCAGACACCAGAACAATTAGAAAAATTAGAAGTTAAAAGACCACAATCAGAATTTAGTGATGGTCCTCCTTGTTTAGAATCATTAACACAAAGCAAACTAGATGATGGAAGAGATAGAGTTATTTATCAATTCATTCAATATGCAAAAAGAAAATGGCCAGAAGAATGGCCTAGAAAAATAAATCAATTTAATTACAATCATTTTATTACACCTCTAGAAGATAAAGTTATTCAAGATAAAATAAAATTTCATAGTAAAAAAGATTTAGGTTTTAAATGTAACGAAGAACCTATGTGTAATCATTGTGATAAATTATTATGTAAGACTAGAAAATTTGGAATAGGTGGAGAATCAGTATTTCCTACATTAAGTGATTTACAAAAAGTAGAATTAGATGAACCATACTACTGGGTTAATGTAGATGGAGAAAGAGTAAAATTAGATACTATCGATTCTTTAATGGAACAAAGATTATTTAGAAGAACTGTTGCAAAACAAATTAATAAAAAACCACCAAGAATTACAATAAAAGAATTTGAAAAATATACAGATATGCTTCTTGCAGGAGTAGAAATTATAAAAGCACCAATTGGATCATCATTAATTGAACAATTAAAAGATCATTTAGAAGAATATTGTACTAATGATTCAGCAGCAACAACAAATAAAGAAGAAATATTTTTAGGAAACGTTTGGACTCATGAAGGCAAACATCATTTTATATTTAATAAATTTTTTCATGGTTATTTACAAAGAAGAAAATGGCCAGAAAAACATCAAACTACACAGGATTTATTAATACAACATTGTGGTTGTAAAGATGACAGAATTTATATTGGTAAGAAAAGACCAAGTGTAATGATCGTAGACGCATTTGAAAAACCAGAAAAAGTTTATCAAGAAAAACAACTTAAACCGAAGGATTCATTTTGAAAACTATTGTATTAGGACCACCAGGAACTGGAAAAACTCACACACTACTCAATAAAGTAGACCATTATTTAAAAGGCACAGACCCAGATAAAGTAGGTTATTTTGCTTTTACTAAAAAAGCAGCTAACGAAGCCAAGGGCAGAGCAATTGAAAAATTTAACTTAACTGAAGATGATCTTCCATATTTTAGAACTTTACATTCATTAGCATTTAGACGTTTAGGAATTAACAAAGAAAATGTCATGCAACGTAGACATTACGAGGATTTAGGAAAGAAAATTCAAATACCAATTGATTATAATGATTGGGATGATGAGGAGACTGGTTTATTTACAACTAAAAGTGATTACTTAAGAATTATACATTTAGCTAAACTAAGAAACATTACCTTAGATCAACAATTTAATTTAAAAGAACACAATCAAAAATTAGAATATGATAAACTTATTATTATAGCTAATGAGTTACGTAGATATAAAAAAGAATACGGTCTTATAGATTACAATGATATGATATTAGACTTTGTTAAGTCTGATAAATCTCCAAAATTTGATGTAGTGTTTATAGATGAAGCACAGGATTTATCTCGTATGCAATGGGATATGGTAAATAGTTTTGATACAAATGATTCTTTTATTGCAGGCGATGATGACCAAGCTATATTTAGATGGGCTGGAGCAGATGTAGATTCTTTTATAACTCAAAAAGGAAAACTATTAAACCTGACTCAATCAGTCAGGATTCCAAAAAAAATTCATGATTTTGCTATTAAAATTATAGAACGAGTTTCAAACCGATTACCAAAAGATTGGCAACCTAAAGCACATGCAGGTTCTATTACTAAGCATTGGAATTTTGAAGACATAAACATGAAAGAAGGAAANTGGTTAGTANTAACTAGAACNAGACATCAATTAAAACCACTAGAAGACGTATTAAAGGAAAAAGGTTTTTATTTTGAAAATAGGTTTGGAAAATCTTATGAAAAAAATATTCAAGAAGCTGCAGCTAATTGGGAACATTTAAGACAAGGACAATTAATGCATTCTAGAGACATTCAAAATATAGCTCAATACATGGGAGAAAGTAATTGGGAAAAGAAAAAATTGAAAGCTTTAGCTAAAGATTCTTTTTATGGAATAGATATTTTAACTAAAGGTTATGGATTAAATACTAAAAAAACTTGGTATGAATGTTTTGATAACGCAGGATCAAAAAGAATTACATATATTAGAAAGATGAGAGCTAATGGTGAGTCTTTAAAAAGTGGAGCCAGAATAAAATTATCAACTATTCATAGTGTTAAAGGAGGAGAAGAAGATAACGTAATTATACTTCCAGATCTTACTTATAATACACAACAAGCTTATGAGAGAAATAAAGATGATGAGAATAGATTGTTCTATGTTGGTGCAACAAGGACCAAGGAACATTTACATATTGTAAGACCTAAAGATGAAAACAAAGCCTTTCCAATGGGGGATGTGTGAAAAATCCCTGGTCTGAAGAATCCAGAAAAAGAGCAAGAAAAAAATGGAGACAAAGTGAGAGGGGTAAAGCATGGGATAAAGCTTACCTTCAACGACCAGAAGTTAAAGCAAGAAGACATGAGTATTATATTAAAAGATTAATTAAGGAGTGTAAAAAAGATGACATCAAAAGTTTGGGATAAACAACACGGTGGATCTCATTATCAAAAATTTAAAATTCAACCAAGTAAGTTTGTAGTTGAAAATGAATTGCTCTTCCCTGAAGGTTGTGCTATTAAATATATCTGTCGGCACAGATTGAAAGGAAAAAAGGAAGATATATTAAAAGCAATACACTTTTTAGAAATGATTCTTGAAAGAGATTATAAAGAAATAGAAAAACCAAAAAAAGAAACCAAACAAACATCAAACTCATGGGGGATAATTAAATGATGCAAGTACCACTTTTTAAAGCGCAAACAGAATGGCTGCCACCAGAAGAATTTCCAGACCTATCTAAACACAAAGAAATAGCAATAGACTTAGAAACTAAAGACCCTGATCTAGTTAAAATGGGTTCAGGTTCTATTACTAAACGAGGAGATGTTACAGGAATAGCTGTCGCTGTTAAAGGATGGTCAGGCTACTATCCAATCGCTCATGAAGGTGGTGGTAATATGGATAGAAATAGAGTTTTAAAATGGTTTCAATCGGTTTTAAACACGGATTCTATCAAAATATTTCATAATGCCATGTACGACGTATGTTGGATTAGATCTCTTGGATTAAA